CGAGGTGGGCGATGGAGCAGGGCGGTCCCGCCTTTGTTTCCCTTCTGATAGATAACGCTCGATCGCTTCTTGCATAATCCTGTGAGCGGACACCCGCTTGCCCGGCTCTGATCGCGCGAGCGCGATGCGATCGATCTCGATAACCTGCTGGTCGGTGAGTCTAACAGCGCGTATCGGCATGATGATTACCTCCGATTCGATTATGTATTAATGTATTGACTAAATACGAGTCGATTGATATACTGGGACAGGAGGTGATCGCCATGCTGTTTGACTCGTCCGAACAACTCATCGATCATGTGGTCGCGCAGACCGATACCGCGCTCCTGTCGTTCTCGTGCGGCAAGGACTCGATCGGCTGCTATCTCGCGCTCCGCGATCGGATCCCGAACCTGATTCCGTTTTATCTCTACAACGTCCCGAATTTGGAATTCGTCAACCGATCTCTCGGCTATTTCGAAGGGGCCATGGGTCGTCGGATTATCCGACTCCCTCATCCCTCGCTCTATCGCCAGCTCAATCAGCTCGTGTTCCAGGCACCGGAAAATTGCGCGATCGTGGAGGATGCGCGACTCCCCGAATTCGATTACCTCGATGTCTATCGTGTGATTCGCGAGGACAACCACCTCGCGCCGGATACGCCCGTCGCGATCGGGGTGCGGGCGGTCGATTCGCCCCAGCGTTGGGCGGCGATGAAAACGCACGGCCCGCTCTCCGAATCCCGACATACGTTTTTCCCTATTTTCGACTGGCGAGCGGATCGGCTGCGCGACACGATTCGCGAATCTGGAATAAAATTGCCGGTCGATTACAAATGGTTCGGTCGATCGTTCGATGGACTCGATTATCGATTCCTCTCGAAAATCAAAACTCACGCGCCGGCCGACTTCGAACGGATCCTGGCGTACTTTCCGCTCGCTGAACTGGAACTGAAGCGCATGGAGTACCGGGAGCGATACTATGCCGATCGATCTTGAATCGTTGAATCTGGGCGAGGAGGCGATCGGATTCGGGGATCCGCTCGATATGCTCTTGCTCGATGGCCCGGCAGATGAAACGGCGGACACCGGCGATCGGGATGCGGAGCAGGACAGCGCCGAAGAGCTGGATGAGATCGAACAGGGGTTCCGAGATCGAAAAAAACAGGAGCGGGATCGCCTGTATGAAGCAATCGACTCGGAATACTGGTTCTGCGTCTGCTTCCAAACGCGCGAGCAAAAAGAGGAATTCCTGCGAAAACTCGATTTGCTCGATATCGGCGACAAATACCTCGATGGATTGCAGGTCGCCGATCGAATGAATGTTACGCTCGATAACCCGGTCCCGCCGATCCGAAAAGTGAGGCGGAACCGGAAACTAGAATCGATGACGGAGGAGGTGATCTAAATGCGAGGCAGGAACCTGGGGACTTATATACGCGGACTGGCGAATCAAATCCGTGGTCGCGCGGGGAACCAAGCGGCACGGCGTGCCGGCGGGCGCAGCGCGGCCAGCTCGTCCTCGAGCGCGTAAACGGTCACCCGGACAGGCGAGGGGAATATTCCCCTCGCCTGTTCTCTTAGCTTATAGAGAGTTTAGTGATGGCGGGCGGACAAGCGTCTGAAGCGAAAATCTCGATCGCGGAGCGGCGGCTGATGGCGCTCAAACTCCGCAAGGACGGCGGCTCCTATCGCAAGATCGCCGACCGGCTCCGGCAGGAACCGGGCATCTCGGACCATTACAGCGATGTCCAGGCATACAACGATGTCAAGGCGGAGCTGGACCGGATCAAGGCGTTATGCGCGGAGGAGGCGGAGGCGGTTCGGACTCTCGAACTCGAACGGCTCGACGAGATCCTTCCGAAGTTAATTGAGGGTTCGAAGAAGGGCGATTGGTTCGCCGTCGATCGACTCCTTAAGGTGATGGAGCGGCGGGCGAAATTGCTCGGACTCGACGCGCCGGAGAAGCGGGATGTTACCAGTAACGGCGAGACGATCGACGCTGCCCCCACATATTTCTATTTCGGCGGAAGCGGCGACGGATCTGGCGATCCGCCTGCCGACGGGTGAGATCGTCGTCAAGCCGCATCCCGGACAGGAACGGGCGCTCCTTAGCACGAAACGTTTTATTGGGGTCATCGCGGGCACGCAGTCCGGTAAAACGTCGTTCGGTCCCTGGTGGCTCCGGCAGGAGATGATTCGCTGCGGACCCGGCGATTACATCGTCGCGACGCCGACCTATCCGCTTCTCGTCAAAAAACTGCTGCCGGAATTCATCAAGGTCTACAAACGCTGGTACGTCTACGGCGAGATGCACGCGCAGGAGAAGCGGTTCACGTTCTCTCTCGCCGGGTGCCGTCGGATGTGGGGAAACACGTACGACGCGGATCACCTCGCTGAGCATCCTACGAATGTATGGTTTGGTTACGCGGCCGATCCGGAATCGCTGGAGAGTGCAACCGCGAAGGCGGCGTGGCTCGACGAAGCCGGACAGAAAAAGTTCAAGCTCGGGAGCTGGGAAGCCATCCTGCGGCGGCTCTCGCTCGCGCAGGGGCGCGTCCTTATTACGACGACGCCGTATGACCTGGGTTGGCTGAAGCAGCAAATCTACGATCGCGCGATGGCGGGGAATCCCGATTACGACGCGATCCGCTTCGACTCGACGGAGAATCCTTCGTTCCCGAAGGCCGAGATGGAACGCGCCAAGCGAGAACTTCCAATTTGGAAGTTCAATATGTTTTATCGCGGGATCTACACCCGTCCGGCCGGGATGATCTACGACTGCTTTATCGACGAGCCGGTGCCGACGGGGCATCTTGTCAAGCGGTTCGCGATTCCCGATTCCTGGCCTCGCTTTCTCGGAATCGATTTCGGTGGCGTCAACACGGCGGGCGTCTTTCTCGCGCAGGAGTGCGATGGCGAGGGGCGACGGCTTCCGCGATTCGTCGCCTATCGCGAGTATCACGAGGGCGGACGGACGGCGAAGGATCATGGAGCGGCTCTCCTCAAAGGGGAACCGCAACGCCCGTCCTGCGTCGGGGGATCGAAGTCGGAGGGACAGTGGCGCGACGAGTTCGCCGCAGGCGGCCTCTCGGTTTCGGAGCCGGACGTCAGCGACGTCGAAGTCGGGATCGACCGGGTTTACGGCGCGTTCAAGCGGGGCGAGCTTCAGGTCATGGACGACCTCGACGGACTTCGCGCCGAACTGATGGCGTATAGTCGTGTCCTCGACGACCAGGGAGAGCCGACAGAAGCGATCGAGGACAAGGCGTCGTTTCATCATCTCGATGCGCTTCGATATATCGGGACACGCGTGTTTGGAGTCGGCGAAGCCGCGAGCGCGATCGTCGCGCCGGATCGGGACTTTTACACGGAGGCGCCCAGCCATGAAGACGACTATTAAACCGGCGAAGGCCGCGGCGTACGCGGTCGTCCTGCTCGCCACGGCCGGCGCCGTCCATCTTTGCTGGCTCGCGTTCGGCTGGGCCGTTCGCTACTGGTGCGGGTGCCCCGGATGAGCTTCCTTCGCGAGATTGGCCAGGAGATCGGTAGACTGCTTACGACACGAGAGGCCGCGGGCGCGCTCTCTGACCCCGACGACTACCAGTACCGCCTCGTCTCGGGCGGCAACACCGATCAGCCGAACGATCTGCGCCAGGACGCGGAGACGAAGCTCCGCCGGATCGCGCGCACGTACTACTTCACGAACGCGATCGGCGGCAGCCTCGTCGATTCGCTGGTCGCGCGCGTCCTCGGCGCCGGGATCGCGTTCAAGGCGGATGAACGAGTGATGCCGGAGGTGACCCGGTTCGTCCAGGATCCCGACAACGACCTCGATATCCAGGTGCCACGGATGGCGACGGAACTCCTCGCCTTCGGTAAGCTCGTCCTGCCGATCTCTCTCAACCCGCAGAACGCGGACGTCAAACTCGGCTACCTCCATCCCGACCAGGTCGAGCGGATAGTTTGGCGGCAGGGGGACGCGAAGAAGGCGGTCGCCGTCATACAGTGCCGGCCGGCGGGACACCCCGACAAGCCCCGCTACTGCTGGATCGTCCCCCACAAGGAGGACGCGTTCGGCAACCGTTATGCCCCGCATCCCGCGCTGACCGCGCAGAGCGAAACGGGATCGGTCGCCGGTCTCGACGGGAATCCGGTGATCGTTCCGGACGACGAGGGCTTGCGAAAGCTGATCGACGAATCGCATGGTGACATCGCCGTCGCGGGTTACGCTTTTTACGAGCGAACGCACTGTCTGGTAGGCGGCGACGGGCACTCGATTTTCGAACGGGTCAAGGACGAGATCAAGGCGTTCGGCGACTTCTTTTTCGGCCAGCTCCGCAACGCGAAACTCCAGAGCGCCTTTGTCTGGGACGTTCTGCTCAAGGGTGCGGACGAGGCGAAAATCAAGGCGCGGCGGGAGCAGTCGCGAAAGGAGGGGCCGCCGCAGCCCGGGTCGGTCCTGTTCCGCAACGGAGAGGAGGAGTGGGAGGCGAAGGGGCCGACGCTCCCGAACGCCGCTGCGGTCAAAGAGCTGGTCACCTCAACTCTCAAGTTGATCGGCCTGGCCGTCGGCCTGCCGGGGCACGAGATGGGCGCCGAGGACGACGTCAATCGCTCGACGGCGAAGGAGTCGCGCTCCGTCTCGCTCAACAAGGCGAAGCGATTCCAGCGCGAACTCGCCGCGATCCTCCAACGATGGCTCGCCTATCAGATCGATCAGAAGATATTCGCCGGACAACTGCCGGAACTCTCCCCGGCCGAGCGGAAGGTCGAGGCGACACTCCCAGAGCTCGACGGGCGCGACGAGACCGAGGCGGCGGACGCGCTGCAAAAGACCGTCCCCGCGCTCGTGGCCGCCCTCGCCGATGGGTTGGTCCTGAAGCGCGATGCCCGGCGCAAGATGTACGAGTTGCTCGGTTACGATCTGCCGGCCGACGCCGAATTCGAGGCCGAGGACCGGGAGCGTGAAGAGAAGCAGGCGCAGGACGCGAACGACCGGCTCGCGGGGATCATCGACCAGATCGACGGCACGAAGCCGGTCGGGGGACCGGCGGCAACCGGCGCGAACGGCGCTAGAATAAAGCCTCCAGTCGAGTGATAGAAGCATACCTTTCTAAAGTAAGCGAACGGCTCGGTCCTCGGACCGGGCCTTTTGATTCCGAGGTGTCGCGATGAAGATGACGGTCAAGAAAGCCGGCGATAAGTGGCAGTTG